GCGTCGAACGATGCCTTCTACACCAAGGCCGACGTCGAGAACGGCGACCTGTGCGCTTTCCTGGGCCGCTGTGTGCGCTGCTTGGTGACGTCGGGCGAGGCGTTCGTGCGGCTCTTGACGACATCGCGCGGGGAGCTGCGGCTTCAGTTGCTGAGTCCTGAACAGGTCGATCCGAGTTTGAATCGTGAATTGGATAACGGCGCGCGGATTATTTCCGGCGTTGAGCTCGGTCCCAACGGTGAGCGCTTGGCGTATTGGGTGCGCCCAGAACAACCCGATCAATGGCTGGCCGCGATTGTTCCGCCGGTTCGGGTCTCGGCCGATGATATCTTACATGTTTATGAATCAAGATTTCCGGGACAGACGCGCGGCCTGTCGTGGTTGACGCCGGTGGCGACCAGGCTGCTCGAACTGGACTCGCTCGAAGATGCCGGTTTGCAAAAGGCGAAAACCACTTGTTTGTTGGCCGGTTTCATCAAGGATCTAGAAGGTGGCGGCAGGCCTGATGATCTTATCGGCGGTGAATTAAGCCTTGAACCCGGCACATTGCGACGATTGCCGCCCGGTCAAGACATCAGCTTCTCGCCGACCAGTGACATGGCCGGACTTAATGACTTTCTGAAGCACATGGCGCGAACGATTGCCGCCGGAACCGGTGTTCCTTATAGCTTGTTGACCACAGATCTATCTGACAGCAACTATTCATCAGCGAAATTGGGTCTCGAAAATTTCAAGCGTCGATGCGGCGCTATTCGCGCGAGCTTGTTGGGCACGCGATTGCTCGACCCAGTCTGGAAACGGTTCGCGACGCTTGAAGTTCTCAGCGGACGCCTTTCGGCTCCGGACTTCGCGCGTGACCCCGAGTCCTACTTCGCAGCGACGTGGCTGTTTCCGTCGTGGCCGGCGCTCGATCCATACAAAGAAAGCGCGGCCGATATTCTTCTGTTACGCGCCGGCGTGCGCTCGCGCGCCGAGGTCGTCGCCAGCCGCGGGCGCGACGTTGCCGAAGTCAATGCCGAGATCGAGGCCGACCCGTTCAAGAACATGATCGCGCAGGCTTCACCGCGCGTCGGGGCCGTCGGGCTCCGGCCGACCATAGCGGAGGTGGGACAATGAGTTTGCTCTTACGAGAAACTACCGCCCTAGCGCGCCGTGACGCGCAGGCCCGGCCGTCGAGCTTCAACCCCGAGGCCCGCACTGTCGAAGCGGTAATCGCCACCACGACCCCGGTCAGCCGGCGGGATGAGCGCGGCGAATATCTGGAGATCCTCGAGGTCGGCGGAGCCGACCTCGAGGCATTCCGCGGCGCCTCGGTCCTCAATGCGCATCAGGCGCACGATGGTGTGAGCGCGATCATCGGGACCGTTGAGGCTGCCTGGCGGGAAGGCGATCAACTCATTGCGCGTTTGCGCCTATCGGGGCGCGAAGAGCTGAGGTCCTTAGTCGAGGACATCGGCTCCGGAATCATCGCCTCGGTGTCGGTGGGTTACGAGGTGAGCGAGTGGCGCGACGGCGAAGTCGACGGCCAGCGCACGCGAACGGCGGTGAAATGGCGACCGCGCGAGGTATCGTTCGTGCCGGTGCCGGCGGATCCCGCGGCACGCACCCGTTCGATCGCGACCCGCGCGGCCATCAACCGGCAGATCAGGGCGCTGGCGTCACGCGCCGGCGTCTCTGGGGCCGTGGTCGACGACCTGATCGACCGGGAAGCAACGATCGACGAGGCGAGGACCGCGATGTTTGAAAACCTGGTTACACGCGGAAGGACGCCACTGCGGGCTTCTACGCCGGTGACGACCGACGATCCGGCGGTGTTTGTTCGTGCCGTTGGGGAGGCCTTGTATTGCCGCGTCGCGCCGCATCACCCGCCGAGCGGGGTTGCGCGGCAATACGTGAACATGCCGGTGCCGGACATTGCGCGGGAATGCCTGCACCGTGCCGGCGCCTCGACGATCGGTATGTACGGGGATGCGCTGATTAACAGGGCGCTGCACACGACGTCGGACTTCCCGCTGATCCTCGCTGACACGATCGGTCGCACTCTGCGTGATGCCTACGCCTCGGCGCCTTCAGGAATCCGGCAGCTCGGGCGGGAAGCCAGCCTTCCCGACTTCCGCACTCGGGCTCGCCTGATGCTTGATAGTACCGGGTTCGAGCTTCTCAAGACCAGCGAGCACGGCGAATTCCGTTCCGGCACGCTGGCGGAAGCGGGCGAGAGTTATCGCCTCGACACCTACGGACGCATTTTTGGCATCACGCGCCAGGCGCTGGTTAACGATGATCTCGGCGCCTTCACCGATCTGACGCGGCGCCTCGGCCAGGCGGCGGCAGCGTTCGAGGCGCAGTTCCTGGTCAACTTGCTGGAAAGCGGCAGCGGCAGCGGCCCGCGCATGTCGGATGGCGTCATGCTGTTCGATGCCTCTCACGGCAATCTTGCGGACACCGCCGGTGCGCCTTCCGAAGGCACATTGAGCGCCGCGCGGCTCGCCATGCGCAAACAAGTTGGCGTTCAGGGCGGGCTGATCTCGGTCACGCCGCGCTACTTGTTGGTGCCGAGTGATCTGGAAACCGGTTCCGAGAAATTGTTGACCACCATCCAAGCCACGCGGGTCCAGGATGTGAATGTCTTCCAGAATGCATTGACGCTCGTCGTGGAGCCCCGGCTGACCTCGCCGACGCGCTGGTACGTCGTCGCGGCGCCGGCCGAGATCGACGGGCTCGAATATGCCTATCTCGCCGGCCAGCCCGGTCCTCAGATCGAAAGTCAAACAGGCTTCCGCATCGACGGCATCGAGATGAAGATTCGGTTGGATTACGGCGCTGGCTTTGTCGACTGGCGCGGCTGGTACAGCAACGGCGGTGCCGAATGATGGATGATCTCTTCACGCTTGCTGATCTCAAGGATCAGCTCGGAAAGCTGCAGCAGGCGCGCTGGTCGGGAAGTCTGAGCGTCACGTATCGCGCAAATGGAGTTGAACGTGTCGTGCAATTCCGGCGCGATCAAGAACTGGCGGCGGCGATCGCCGATCTCGAACAACGCATCGCCGAACTGGAAGGCAAAGGCCGGCCGCTCAACGTGGTCGTGCGCGGCCGCAGAGGATGGGTGACACCATGAAAAATTTCGTTCAACCCGGCGACGTGATCACTCTGATTGCGCCGGCCAACGTCAAGAGTGGTGAGGTCGTCAGTGTCGGCGCATTCGTCGGCATTGCGGCCTACGATGCGGCCAAGGATAGCGAGATCGAGGTCGCGCTGACCGGCGTCTACGAGTTGCCGAAGGCGGCCGCAGCGGTGACGCAAGGGGACCTGGCGTATTGGGATGGCTCCAAGGTGGTTGCCGATGGTGAAGTGCTGCTCGGCGCGGCCATCGCGCCGGCCGGGCCCGATGCTGCGACCTGCCGGGTGCGATTAAACGGAGTGACTCGTTGGATCGATGACGCTGCGGAGTAAGCGCCATTCCGAAATGGCGTCGGCTTCTTTGCGCCACTTGGAAACCTTCTGCTGCGCGATTCCGCTGACGTCCTCGGCGGTGGCAGCGGACATTAGAGAACGCCGGTCCGCGTTCTCTACTCCCTTCCTGCCATGGCTTTGGTGCCACGTCCTTGTCCCACCACTCCATGAGGGTTCGCTGATCTCCTGATCGACCGTTGTGATCGGGCGGGCAGGCTACGCCGGTGGGTGGCGCGTTCAACCGGACAGGGGTGCTGACGGATCGGGCTCAAGCGGCTGTGCTACGATTGCGGGAGCGGAATGTGTAGCGGTTGTGAGAGTTTGCGGCGATGACGGAGCGCGAATGGATGGCGGTGGTGCAAATCGCGATCGTGTGCGCTGGCGCGGTGTGGACGGTGTGGTGCAATCTTCGCGAAAAACGCTGGTGATCGGCGCGCAAGCGTCGCGACCTGCCCTATCGGTCGGGGCGCTCGCCGGACTGGATCAAGGTGAAGAACCCGGAGGCGCTGGCGCTATCAGGGTCATCGAATAGAGAGGATCAATGGACGATTTCTCACTGTCTATCGCCCCGATAGAACTATACGCCGAGAGGAATGGCACTCATGTTCGATCGGGTGTTGGAACCGGTTTTTTTTACAAGCCCAATGCGCAAATGTATCTCATAACAAACTGGCATATCGTCGCCGGCGTCGATCCGACAACGATGCAGCCCGTTGTTGAAAACGATCCAGTCACAAGGCGGCCCGATCTGCCTAGCGCTATGAGGATTTTTTACAAACGACGGCTGCCCCACGAGGGTCCAGATCTAAAACTACAGACGCTCAATTATGACATCGGTTTGTACACCGGAACCAGAGCGGTTTGGAGCGAACACAGTACCCGGCAAAATGTTGACGTGGTCGCAATCGAACTCGATCCCGCCGACATGCAAGATTTCTCGAATCTGCCGATCAACACCATTGAACAGGAGCGTAATCTGACTTTGTACGCGGGCATGGATTGCTTCGTCCTGGGTTATCCAATGGGAATGATCGGGCCGGGCTTGACACCGATCTGGAAGCGGGCGTCGATCGCGACGGAGCCATCGTACAGTTACAGAGACAAGCCTGGGTTCCTAATCGATACGGCGACACGAGAGGGAATGTCTGGGTCGCCAGTGATCGCTCGACATTCTGGCTTCTTCAGCCCCGGACCCGGATTAGAAAATGCAAAACTCGGCACCATGAACAAATTCATCGGCATTTATTCGGGACGAATTGGAAACGACCCACTGGAGGTGCAACTCGGAATGGTTTGGCGCAGTGACGTGCTTGACGACGTGGTGAGCGGCAACACTGAGGGCGTTAACCCATGCCGCTGGTGAATGACTTTTAAACCCGTCCGGTCCGCCGATGACGCTTTGGTTGATCAAAATTGATAGGCGGGGCACAGCTCGGATCACGGTGTGCATTGGACCGTATGCACTCAAAATCGCTCGCGGCCGTAAAGGACAGCGATGTAACCGGTTCGAGTTTGACATGTGGGGCCAAACAAGGGGTGAGCGACGCGAGATGCTCTGCCCTGTTCTGGCGAAGCTACCGTTCGATGTAGCGCTGGTTATGCTACGAGCTCAGCCAATAAGCGAGGAAGAAACAGACCGCTTGAGAGAGCAAGACGCATTTCCCGATTGGGACTACTTGGGGCTTGGGGATGTTCGTTGCCCGTTCGAGTACAAGGCGTCAGATTGGGGGCGGCTACATGGCCGCTTGGTTGCT